CGCCGGATTACTCTGAGAGAAAAGAGGCGATCAATGTTCAGGCACGGAAGGATCTCAAAACTTTTGAAGAGCAGGAAGTTGTTCCGCAAAGCGTTAAGGACATAAGGGATCATGTAGCTAAGTCTATTGAGGCATTGGAAAGAAGCCCGGTGCCGTGGATGCGTGCCGCTGCCGCAGCTACCAAAGGCCATCAGCCTTTATTTTTGGCCCTGACCAATGCGATGATTGGCTACACGGAAGGGACTGAAGAGTTAAGAAAAGAAGGCTTGGAGACTATGGGCCAACTGGCTGATATGGATATGCAGATGGCTGCACTTGAGGCTCAACGTGCTGCGGATGTTTTCGCACAGAAGCAGTTGATCACCCAAGCACAGAGAGCGGAAGTACAAGGAGATGAAGACAAGGCTGCTAAGTACATCGCTTCCGCTAGCGCAGCCCGTGATGCAGCACTTGGCAGAAATATTGATATAGAACGTATCAATGCTCAGATATATGTCGCGCACATGAATATGTTTGGAACTGACAGAGCGGCGGCTCAAGATGTGCTGAAAGCTCTCTTCAAAGAACATAAGAATGATCCAGAATGGTTTACTATAGCTACCGATGGTACAGCTACTCCAACTACTCACTCTTACAAAATAGCTTATGAAACTGTTGATCCAAAAGCACTTAATTTTGCAGCATTACAGTATGGGATGAGTGTCCAAGGCAGGAATCTGCAACTTACTAACTTAGCGCAAGGTGAAAGAGATGCGGCTGCATCATGGGCTGATGAGGAGATTGCGAATCAATGGCTTGCTGCTGAATCTCCGTTTAAGGAATGGCTTATAACAAAGGGCATTACGATACCAGAGGGGACAGCTAACACGTCTCCGAAAATAAAAGGGTTGTTGGAAGCATTTTATTTGGAAACCGAAAGCGCCCATTATCGTAGTACGCCAGAAATACGCGCTCAATTGGACCCAATGTATCCGGGCGTTCTTGGAGGGCAGGCTTTTGATGTTAGTGAATGGTCCGTAGAAACAATGCCTACAAAGCCAGAGTGATCAAGAGGGATTTCTTTAATGCCTCAGTATAGAGTCACATCCCCTGACGGAAGAGAGATTGTTGTCAATGGTCCCGAAGGATCAACGCAGCAGGATGCGGTTCGTTTCGCACAACAGCATTTTGCCGCTCAGGCTACGCAACAGCCAACTGCCCCACCAGAAGAAGAAGGACTCTTCTCCGGGGTTGGAGATTTCTTTACTGGCACATGGCAAGCAGGCGCACGAGGCTTCGGCTCACTAGCTGAAATACCGGGTGCTTACAGTGCGGCTTTAGGCTCCCCGGAATCTTTCCAGCGAGAAAAAACAGAGAGAGAAGCAAGGCAGCAGAGGCTAGCCTCAGAAGCTCCTCCTATGAATCTTGCGGAACTCAAAAGATTATGGGAAGAGGAAGGTGTCCTCACCGCTGCCAGCCGGATACCTCAGTTTGCTTCCGAAGCGATTGCTGGCTCTCTTCCATTCATGGCCGCTCCCTTTAGCGCGGCAATAACTGCTCAAGCATTTGTCCCCCCTGTCGGTCTTCCCGGTTTGGCTGGTAAAGCTGTTGTTGGCGCAGGCGCATTCATAGGAACTGCTGCCCTCCAGTTCTTCGGCATGAATATTGGCCGTCAAATGGAAGAAGGGGCGGAAACGCAGGAAGAACTAGACATAGCGAGGGCTGCTCTGGCCGCGCCAACACAGGCAGCAGCAGAGTACTTCATATTCATGGCGACAGGCGGTCTTGGTAAACTTGTCAACCGCAAGGCTGCTGAAGAAGCAGCAAGAACTTTATTCCAGTCCATCAAAAGGGGCGGTGCCAGAGGCGCGGCAACGGAAATCCCCACTGAGATGTATCAACAGATGGCAGAGCGTTGGACGGCAGGGCTAGACCTTACCTCCGACGATGCTCTGAATGCGTGGGCCTCCTCCGCCTCCTCCACCGAAAGAGGCAGCGCCAACGGCACAGCCAACAGCGCCTCAACTCTTACTACCAGCCCCTCCCACAACTCCCCCCTTACTCCTCCTTGAGGATCATCGCTTAGACAGCGATAAAATCATAGGCCCGGATGAAGATGTATCCGTGCTGGCTAGCCAAACGATTGACCAACTTGGCAACAATCTTCCTTTGGCATTTAACAGGGGTGTTATCACCACTGATGAAACAGGCACGCCTGATGTTTACAGGGTAAGGCCGGATGTAATTGAAGTCACTGATGAAGAAGGGGAAGTTGTTCGTAATGCCAAGGGAGAACCAACATTTCTTCCGCAAGGGGAATACCGTGGGTTTTTTGTAGAAACACAACATGGCGTAAGGGCGTCTCCTTATTTTTCAACTCAAGCACAGGCAGAAACATTCAAGGATGAATTAAACATTGGGGTTAATAACATCCTGCGGAAACAGGATGAGGCAGAGACGGAGTTACTGGCTACGGAAGCGCTTCAGGAAGCAAGGTTAGATGAGCAGAATGATTTGCTCAGGGCTGCTGCCATTCTTACCCGTCCCGACACGGTGATAGACTTTGATGACATGGCTACGGCTGATGCAATCAGGCTTAACCAACATATGAATAGCACAATGCGGAATCAGTTTGAGTCTGGAGATACGGTCCCGGTTGAGTTGCTTGCTGAAATTGGGCTTGACCCGGATAAGATAGATGCGTTGCTCCCTACTCCACCTGTGGAAGCGGATCTTGATTTCTGGACTAACACTGCTGTTGCAAGTCTTGCCTCCCAGAAGAATATTAAAATAGATGACCCCGGATTTGAGCGGCTTGCTTCCCGCAGGACAGGCACTAAAAATTTAGAGAGAATGACAGCCACTCAGCTTTGGTATCTCTCTCGTGCATTGAATGAAATGCCAGTGCTGCCGGGGACTGGTCCTCAATCCCTACCATTTATTAAGCGGCCAATATTTACTTCTTCACAGTACAACACTGCCGTTGCTTCTGCCCGCAATATGCCTGCGCGTCCTGAAAAAAAATTAAGACAAGGTGAGATTCTAAAGTCTGATTTAACGAATGCTCTTGAAGGGAAGAAAAGAAGTAAGCCCGGTGTAGCAACTGAATCTATTATTGAACGGGCACTAAAGAGGAAAGATTTATTTGCGTTAGAGCGTAGGCCCGGAGCTTACATTCATAAAGAATTTCTCAATGTCACACCTTGGCATGAGCAGTATAGAGTGCGCCCGACTGCTGTCCCTCCAAAACTTGCGGAGAAAATAGCTGAGAGGAGGAAGGCCGGGAAACCGCCGACCCAAAATCAGCTTCGTCAACTCCAGAAAGGAATACGGGAAGAAGATATAGAGGGCACCACTCCTTTTACTCGCGGTGAGCCAGTGGAAGTGGAAGCCAGAGCGGCGGAAGCTGCTGCGGCAGAAGCAGCGGCAGCAGAGGCCGAGGCCGTTGGAACTATAAGTCCATTCAGGGAAAAATTCATCAGGGGTGTACACCCGGAAGGCCGTGTATTTAAGCGCGGTGTTGCGGTGCGGCCTGCTCGCCCAATTCGTGGTTTAAGAACAGGCGAAATAGTTGGTCCTCGTAAAGGTATTCCTATTAGAAGGGATGATACAAGTGCGTTGGATATGGATGCTGCGGCCAAGGCTTTCAAAGCAAGGCTGGCCCGTGCTGAAATAAGCAATGAGATTAACCGCAGGCTTGCCACTGTTGGTGGCAGGAAAGCTGTGGTCGATGCGCTTAGTAAGGCAATCAAATCCAGACTGGTCAAGTACAGGAAGACAATCCCTGACTACACCAAAAAAATAGATGGTGTTTCTGTTAGCTTGGTGAACACCCTGAGCGGGAAGAAGGAAGCTGATATTGATTGGGAAGGGAATAGGCTTCTTATTTCTGTGGCTCTGGATCAACTGGACACTAAAGAAACACTCAAAACCGCATCTAGTAAATTAGCTAATGTTATCAACCATGAAATGGTTCACGCCCTGCGTGACAAAGAATTTATATCTCCCAAGGACTGGAAGCTACTTACCAAGTTTGTAAAGAAGCGGGCCACTGGTCTGAGGCAAACACTGAAAGACGACACTGTCATAGAGAAAGACAAGACATACTATGAAGCTGCCCAGATAATATATAAAGATGAGTACCACGACAGGAGCAAAGCTGATCGTGAGAACCTGATAGTAGAAGAAGCTATTGCTGATGCCTTCAGGGATTGGACAGAGGGCAGAGGTGCAACCGGGAAGCCTGCATCTTTGTTCCGTCGTATTGTTGATTTCTTTATTGGCCTCAAGAATGGCCTCACCAACGCCAACATCAGGAATGCCAACCAAGTATTCATGGGTCTCTACGGGGAGCCGGAAACACCAGCGCCACGCCCGGTTGCAGCAGCGGAGCAAGTAACTCCTGAAGATGTGGAGAGGGCTGAGAAATACACTGCAAGGATACGCCAGACAGAGGCTGACCTGCCAGATGCGGTGAGAGGAAGGCGTGCCTCTATAGCTAGAAGTATAGACACTCCGGTAACCCCTGCGGTTCCTAGAACAACATCTGAGATATTGGATTTTATCAGGGCGAATCCAGAAGGGTTTACATTAGACATTGAGGGGCGTCCCACTCCGCTAACTGGTTATGTTGTCGCCCCGGTTAAAGCCGCTGAAACAAAAGTTAAAGCCAAAGAACTTAATGAAGCTATTGTTGATTCTTTTATAAAAGATTTAGTGCAGTTGCGTGCCATTAGTCAGCGGCCTGTTTATATGGGGGGCTGGCTTAGTCCTAAAGATAATATGTATTATCTTGATGGGGTACAAATTTATGATAATTTGGAGGAAGCCTTATATCTAGCTGATGTTGCTGATCAAACTGCGATATGGGACTTAGGGAAATTAAATGAAGTATGGACAGAAGAAGGGATCGCAAGCCTCCAAGAGGCTGGAGCTTACAGTGATAGACGACACGACGAGCTTCGACGAAGCCAAGGGGAAATTGCTAGGCGCTTTACACCGGGCGGGGATACCCGTGAAGCTCGACCCGGATTCCCGGTTCAGACAGGACGGGAAGCCACGGGACTTGATAGAGAAACTTATGACAGAAGACGGGCTAACCAGAAAACAGGCCGTGAGAGCGATCTCAGATACACTCCTGTAGAAACAGGAGAACTTACTGGGGACGGCAGAGGCCATACTGAATTTTTTTCCTTCGTTACTCGCGGGACTGAAGGCCGTCCCACTACCAAACAAGAATACGAACCTGTCATCACACTATCAGACGAGTTAGGATTTGATGCCGAGTATCAATCTCATCTCGGTAATTTTGATGCACATATTGCAACCAGCATCCCCGGCTTCAGAGAAGTGCAAGCTGCCGTTGGTGAAGCATTAGTAAAAAGTTATGGTGCTGACACTGACGTACTTGATATTGGCGCTTCAGAAGGCGCACTGATCAAGACTATTTCTTCCCGCTCTGGCGGCAATATCCGTACTGTTGGTATTGATCCTAACGCAGCGATGGCCGAAACCTTTGAGACAGGGACTCCTGTTGCAGGAGCAGAGTATGAAATTTCTGCTCTGGGTTCGGCAGGCCAAGAAGGCAAAGTTGCGTGGCGGGATGACGATGGATCATTCGTTAGGTATTACCAACCTGACAGAAAATTTGATGTCGTCCATGAAGCGATGGTGTTCCAGTTTATTTCTGGGGACCGTGAGCCACAGATCCAACGCATGAAGGAAATGGCGAAGGATGATGGGTTAGTTATTATTGAGGAGAAAATCTTTGATAATGAAGGAGAGGCACGCAAACAATGGAATAAGAATGAATACAAGAAAGATAAATTCAAGCGTCAGTATTTTACGGAGAGAGACATAAGCAAGAAGCGTGAAGAAACTTTGGTGGGAATGCACGACAATATGATTTCTACCACTGAGACTGAAAACATTCTTGCCAATAACTTTGGGGCAGTAGCGCAGTTTTGGGACAGTGGGAATTTCAAAGGGTATGCTGCTTCCGATAACTCAGCTACTCTTGATAAGTTTCTTTCAAATCTCCAGTCACTAGAGAGTGATTTCTCTACTACTAAAACTCCCCGTCAGCTAGCCAGAAGAGCATCCATAGCTAGGAGGGTAGAGGTAGGCAAACCTTCCCTGACCATTGAGTCTCTTTACGGAGGCTTCAGTACTCCAGTTGCCCCCAATGCTCTTGATCCTATGTACCAAACTAATAAAAATTTAATTTGGCAGGATGAAGCTGTCCCTGTCTTTATTCCCCACGGTCATAATGAATGGAGTGATGACCTTCTTAAAAATATAGGGCTTGGGAAAGCGCACGCTGACCTTCATCTCACCGATATAAAAAAGAACACCCCGTTCAATTCTGTTGAGGAAATGCTGGAAGCAGCGATGGAAGCCTATTGGCCCCACCGTAATAACCCAGAGGTAGGTGGGGTTACCATAACTCCAATGCCCAAAAAACAGAATGAGATAGAAAAGATTAGGATGGAGTGGGATAGCCCCGATATGGGGTATCCGTCAGTGTTTGTGTTTCATCGGATTCCATTCTCTGCCTATCCCGGTCTCTTGACCAGACGTCCTGATCTTGAAGGCCGTCACATGATGTCCTTGATTACAGCGTGGAATGGTCCCTCAAATAAAGAGAGTGACGCCCCGGTTCCGATGCCTGCCATCAGCCCAAGGGCAGAGCGCACTCCGGCAATGGAGATAATAGTACAGAAGGGAGTCAATGATGCTGTCGCTGCCAACTACAGGGGAAAAGAAAGACTAACCCTGTCTCCCTCCATACGGAAAAGATATTCCATCAATCGTGGCATTGACAAGATGGACCCGGAGATGAAGGAAGCTGCCGAAAAAGTTATGAATATCGGTGGCGACCAATCATTCATGGACAAAATGTTCTCCATGTTCCGCGCCACTGATCCTTCCGATCATACTTTCGCAACAAAGTTTAGGCAGAAAATAGTTGATAGGTTTGCTGGCTTCATAGCTCGTGGAATACAGGTGCAAAAGCTCCGCAAGGAGATGGGTATCGAGGAAGAGATAGCTTTGGATTCAGCCACGTCCAGTGCGGCTGGTTTGCTCACCAGAAAGTCAGGCATCACTGCTGCCGGTATTACAAAAGGGTTCCTTATCAGGGATCGTGGCAGGATCTATGCCCTGCATGAAGGGCTTATAAACCATAGTGATCCTGCTGTCGCAGAAGCATACAAGGCAGCCTATGACAGGATGGTCGAAGAGACTGCCTACATTGACCCCGTTACGAAGGAAGAAGTACGGATAGAGTCTCCCTCAGATCTTGCTGGTCTTGTTGATATCCTAGCGGAGATAGACAAGGAACAGATATGGGCTGAGTTCTTCCTCTACGCAGCAGCCAAGAGAGCGCAACGCCTTACAGAAGAAGGACGGGAGAAAACATTTACCGATAAAGATATTGAGATTGGCCTGCGTGCTGGTGAAATGCACCCATCCATAGACCGTGCCTACCGCAAGTATCAACTATGGAATAACGCCGTAATCAATATCATGCGTGACAGCGGTGTGATCAGTGATGAAGCCGCTGCTTTATGGAAGGCCAACGCAGACTACCTCCCCTTCTATCGTGAACTTTATGATGACGCTGGCGTTACCTACGAAGTAATAAGCCCAGAAGGAGTGGCGACAAGAGACGTAATGTATCGGTCTATGAAAGACCCAAACAACAGGGTGCTTTCCAGTTTCTACAGCACGAAGACTCCAAGGGAACTGAAGGGCGGCAAGCCTGTGTTCTGGGTGATGGTCAATAATGTGTCTGACCACAAGCGTTATCTTTCAAAGTCACAACCATTGTATGACCGGGTAAAGGAATTGCGGGAGCGTAATGGGCCTGATGTCCAGATAAGAATTGCTGCCGACAATCAGCGCATTGCTGATCCACTGAACAACATGCTGCGTAATCTTGACGCCGCTGTTACTTCCTCCCTCCAGAATATGCTGGTCCTCCGTGGCATCAGGGATCTCAGGGAACTTGGTCTGGCGTCAGAACCTGTCAAGAGTGATGAGCCTCCCGGCGGAGAAGTGCATCCGTCTCTGATTGGAGTGCGGGTAAACGGAGACACTTGGTGGTACGAGGTGCAGGACAGCCTGATGCTGGACTCCCTGATGATAACGGATGATGTGAATATGCCAGCCCTTGGGTTGCAGGCTGCTCCGGCTACCCTGCTCAGGGAACTTGTTACCAAAGACCCGGCATTCATGGCAGCGAATATGCTCCGCGACACCCTCAGTGCATGGACAACATCTGGGGTGGGGTCAGCTATTGTAGGCCCGAATGTAATAGGCACTCTGAAAGGATATGGTCAGGCGTTGCTCAACTCCTCCAGTGCTGCGGCACTAGAAGCCAGTGGTGCAGTGGGCGGTTATGATTTCAAGGGTGATCCCAAGAATGCAATCACGGCATTCAGGAAACATCTAAGGATGAAGTCTCCTCACAAGTATCCGGGCCGTGCGTTATGGGAGTGGGCCAACAAACTGAGTGGCGCATCCGATACAGCTACCCGTGTTGCTGTGTATGAGCGTGTTCTCAAGGAAACAGGGGATGAGACTGCGGCAATCATTGAAGCTCTTGAGGTAATTAACTTCAGCCGGAAAGGGTCCAGTGCTGCCATCAGATATCTAACGGCAGTCATTCCATTCCTTAACGCTCGTATCCAAGGACTTGATGTTCTCTATCGTGGCATGTCAGGCCGCATGACTCCTCGCATGGACAGAGCAACACGTCAGCGCAGATTCTATTTCCGGGCAGCACAAGTCATTGCGCTCACCATTGCGTACAACATGGCTCTCGGTGATGAGGAAGAGAACCCGTGGTATCACAACGCTCCTGAATATATCAAGGATAACTACTGGATCATTCCACCTACATGGTTCGGGATGGATGTAGGCCCAGAGACTCCGGCCTATCGCATACCCATACCATTCGAGGTGGGTGTGTTGTTCAAAGTTATACCAGAAAGAATTATGCGGCTAATAGATGGTGAGACTGATTTTACCCAGACAAGAGAATCTGCTCTGCGCCATCTTACAACTACGTTCAACGTCTCCTTCCCGCAGTGGTTCCAACCTATATTGGAAAGCATGACTAACCATAACTGGTATGCGAGCAGACCAATCGTTACTTACTGGGGCGAGAGAAATGAGTCATGGCTTGCTGACCCTGAGTATGTATCGCCACTGGCCCTTGAATTGTCAGAAGTTCTGGGAGAAAAAATGAGAGTGCGTTGGTCGGCAGAGCAGATAGATCACTTGCTGCGTGGGTACACCGGGACACTCGGTAGCTATGCACTGATGGCTGCTGACTCTGTTATGAGAAACGCTGCTGGTATTCCTAAACGAGCGGATAGAAGACTGGATCAAATGCCGCCTATGGCACGCTTCCTTCAGGAACAACAGGGACGTGGCCCGGTGCAGGCTTTCAATGAACTTTATAATGAACTGGATATTTTTAATAATACACTAAAAGAACTTTCAGAAACTGACCCTGATCGTGCTGGTAAGTACATGGGGTCAAGAGCCAATCTTGCTATATATAAAAAAGAGATTGCCCGTGTTAAGGATGAGCTTGATGGCCTTCGTAAATTCAGGCGTCAGGTACAGGCAGATCGGGGGATGAGCGGCGAGGACAAGAAAGATATGCTAATGAATTTGGATGAGCTATCCAATGAGATTGTTTCTCATCTCACATCGGAAAGGTCTACAATTCTCAGGAGGCAGTAATGGACATACAAAAGTTGACTGATCAACTGATACGTCACGAAGGTATGAAGTTAAGATTATATAAATGCCCGGAGAACAAATGGACAATAGGAGCAGGAAGAAACTTAGAGGATCGTGGCATCACTGAAGAGGAGGCCCGTTATCTCCTAAAGAATGATATAGAGATATCCATCAGTGAGTTGCAGCGTGCGTTCAATTGGTTCCACCTTTTGGACGATACACGGCAAATGGCTATCGTAGATTTACATTTCAATCTTGGCCTTAACCGATTGAAAACATTCAAGAAAACCATCGGGTTGATAGAAGAGGCAATCGAAGGTAGGGTTATCTGGTCTCAGGTCAGTGATGAGTTGTTGGACTCTAGGTGGTCTACTCAAGTGGGCCAAAGAGCAATACGGATTGCTGACATGATACGACTTGGCAATAACTACGTTGGTGATAACTAATGGATATAGTATTAAATTTCTTTGATGGCTTCCCGGCATGGGTCCACGCCGTGACAAGTGTAATGGTTGCAGCAACTGCCGTGACAGCGCTCACAAAAACTACCTCTGATGACCGGATTGTAGGATGGGTCTTAAAGATCCTGAATATAGTTGCTGGCAATGTAATGAAGAACCGCAACGCAGACGACAGGTAAAGATTGAATGATAAATGTTTAATCTGTTTAGCATTGTAAAGAGCCTGTTAAAACTAGCTGGTGTTCTATCAGAGTGGGGTAAGAACCGTCAGTTGATGAAGGCCGGGGAAGCTAAGGCAGTGAACAAAGGATTGGTCGATGCGTACAATGCTATTGAACGTGCTCGCAGGGCTGCTACTAATATTGACAGTAAACGCTTGCGCGACAAATACAAGCGCTCCTCCGACAAGGGTTAATTATATCCCCTGCGTTAGCTTACCCGGACCCTTCCTCTACCCACAACATGATTGCCACCGTTGCCTCTTCTGGAGTGAAGAAACTTTATACTGGGCTGATACTTATAACGCAGTCTGGGAAGCACTGTGTGAGTAGAGATTGCTTATCCTAGAGCAGTTGCTTCATCCTTGGTTCCGTAACAAAAACAAGCTGGGTGTAAAACAGTTCTACGATACTGGTTCCGTTAGTGCTGTTATGGATTTGGAAGAAAACTTCCCTGCTATACAGGCAGAGTATAAAAGTATCATTAGAAGATATGAGGACTTCGCTCCCTTTCAGGATATTTCTCCCCACCAAACTTACATATCTAATGATGATCGCTGGAGATTATTCTTTCTGAAGGGCGCGGCAATGTGGTTCCGAAAGAACTGCGCCCTGATGCCACAAACCACGACCATCCTGCGGAAGCATCCAAACATTGTTAGTGCCTACATCTCGGTGCTTGGCCCGCGCAAGAAACTTAATCCTCATTCAGGCCCGTACTCTGGTGTGCTCCGTCTTCATCTGGCGCTGGACATTCCACACCCTCACCGCTGTTATCTCAGCGTTGGCGGCAAGCGGGCATACTGGAGAGAGGGCAAGTGTCTCTTGTTTGATGACACATATGAACATTATGCAGTCAATAATACTGACCAGCTACGGGCAGTTCTTTTTATGGATGTGATTAAACCATTACCAATACCACTGGCGTGGCTAAATATTTTTATTATTTATATTAGTAGAGTCTTCCCTTATGTTCTTATCCCCTACCTCCGACACAAAAGATGGGAGAAGAAGTTCTTCGTTTGATCCAGAAGGATTGCATAACTGTCCGTGGTGTGGGGCCGTTACCAGAGTGGAGTTTGTTCACGGGCATTATGAATGTACTGCTTGCCATCGCTCAGTCCACGACTGCTGCGAAGGGATCATGCAGCAATAGACAACTTTCCAATAGCGTTCTTGAGGTAGTCGGGCGCGAATTTTGCATAGACCTGTTCGGTTATTCTGCTGTCCCGATGCCCCAGTAATTTTGCCACCTCGATCAGAGGCACTCCGTCCCGTACTAACTGCGTGGCCACTGTGTGTCTGAGTGTATGAGGTGTAACGTCTGATAGTTCTGCTTCGTTTAGTATTTTTTCCCATGTCTTTCTAAAGTCTCTAACGCGGCGGCCATTGTTGTTTACTACATACAAACTGTCAGAATCTAACTCATGTAGCAACTGTTCCATCTCCGGCCCTATGGGAATAATGGCTCTCCCTTTCCGCCTTCCTGATAGCGGCCCCTCCTGATTGAAATCTATGTAGCCTTCCACCCATCTTACTTGCTCCCACCTAAGCGACAGGATCGCCTCTTTCCTCTGCCCAGTGAGCAGAGCAACGGCAACGAAAGCATACACATGGGGATATTTCTTAGCTGCCAGCAGCAGGCGTGAACATTCTTCTGGAGTAAGCCAGCGTTGGCGAGGAGGGGGAGAGGGGAGCCTTGGTATAACTATTAGCTGGTCAATATATCCCTGAACATTGGCCCACCTCAATGCTGCGTTCAGAACTCCGACCTCTCGGTTAACAGTACCAGCGCTGGCATTTCTTTTCCTAATGTAAGAGCTTACCTTCGATACGGTAAGCATTTTTACAGGGACGTGGCCTAACTTGGGCCGCATCTGAACCCATGCAGAAGCAGGACGCATGTGGTCAATGGCTAGGAAATTGATATGCTCAGATAAATATCTATTTACCACATCTCCTACAGTGGTTATCTTATTCATGGTGATGCTCAACTATCACTGTTACCTCACAAAGTTGAAGAGGGGGGAAGGGTTAGTCAGCCTTCCCCCTCATTTTTTGAGGGCTCTCTAAATTAACTTTAGATACTCCTAGTTTTTCCAATATCTTCTGGGCCAATCTATCTCCTAAAGTTTGTCCCGAAGGGAAACGAGGCTGTACGATTTCTGTTTTAAGAATAGTGAGCGCATCGTTGACGCCTTTAAAATATTCTGAGCTTCCTGTTGGCTGATCATTTTCAGGCGGAATATTTTTCTTTCTAAAATCCATAGTTAAATAATATATTAAAGCATTGCGAGCCAAAGCAGCGGGGGTTATCCCATCTTTCTTCGCACGGTACTGTGCTTCCTTTATTAAATCATTAGGAAATACAATATTCCAAGTGCGGCTAGGCTCCGTCATCCTGCGTGGTCGTCCCGTTTTTCCCGCCATCTTCCTGTGCCTCCATGATTTGTTCGTAGATATCTTCGGCAATTGCTGCGTAGCCTGCGATATCGCAGTGTGAGTCATGCGCTGGATGGTGTTGGCATCTTGCAAACTTCACAAGCCCCATCATCATGGCAACGTCATAAGGAGTAATTACCCCATGCTTCGCCCACGATCTATTCCGCATCCACACATTCCACATGTCTGCAATGCGGGAGTGGTTGGCAGCGGCTTCCCCATATGACTCGGCCCTTGGCCCAGTCACCATGTCATGTGCTTCCTGTAACAGGTCAGCCTTGATATCATTGCTCAAGATCAGTCTCCATAAGTATTGACCGTTTAATAAATAGATCACGCATCACACGCCACTTACGTTGAGCAACAGGATCTGTTCTGATTTCTGATCTACTTTTTATATTGAGCAAACTTCTAACTGTGGTGGCAGCATCTTCTTCAGTTATGTTATCGGAGAATCCATTGTTCATTAGCCACTGTTGGAAGTCAGTCTCTCGGCATAACGCACCAGCAGAAACCACATCCCGCTTGGCTTGACGTTGCTCCTCGGATTCTACTGGCTGTTCGTCATCCCCGATGAGGGCCATGCCGATCATGTATCTGGAGCCTATGGGATCAGAAAGAAGTGGATTAGGTATGTCATTCGGATGGATAACCAAGCTAAGAACAATGCCATCCTTGGATTGTCTGAGCACTGACTTGACTGCTTCAAAGCCATAGCTCAGATCTTTTACGTCAGTCATCTTTGGTTGCCTTTTCTACAAAGACCATTGGGTCTATCCCTTGCAACGCCCACCATTGCTCTTCATTACCAAGCGAATGGAGCGCCATGTGGCAGCGATGGCAAAGTGGACAGGTGTTATAATCCGAAACTTTTTTGGATAGAGCGGGATGATCAGTGAAGGTGAGATGATGGGCAACGGTGCGGGGGTCAGCACATATTAAACATGGCTGACCCCTTACCTTGGCGAGGTGTGATTTAGAACGGTATCTCGTCATCGAAATCTGGCGCTGCTTCTGGCGTTACTGCTTCTTCTTTCTTTTCTGGTTTCCATTTTTCTTCCAACCAGACTGCCAGATAATCACCAGCTTTTTCACCAGTGTATTTCTTCCCCGCTATTGAAACCTTGATAACCTTTTCACCCATAGTAGCACTACGTCTGCTGCTATCAGTGTCACCGCTTTTAAAAAGGTTAATCAATCCTTCCAGTTGCGGCTTGGTCATTTCCAAATCCCCTGTCATGTCGGGCGCATACTTGTGACGGTCCGACATATCAGTTGATTTAATTTCCAATACAGAAACAGCGCGTTGGTTTCGGAAAAGATTTCCCGCTCCAAATTTTTGACTAGGCATATCCTATTCCCTTCCGGCTTCATTGCCGTAAACGTTGCCATCCAAAGCCGCAGCTTTTGCTGCCTTGAACATTGTCATAATGTTATCAAAGGTCTCCGGTGACTTAGCACTGATGACACCTTGGATCAGTTTGTTGTTTAACTTAAAGAATTGACCCACCCCTTTGGCGCAGGCTTGTCCATTTTCAAACAATGGTTTGCTGTCACCACGGGTGTCATTAAGGCGTGGCATGAAGGTATGAATAATGTCCTCCACGCGACTCCAGTTGTCATCCTTTGGTGCATTAAGTTTAATTCCGTCAGGAGTTTTAGCAAAGAGTTCTGATTTGGATGCAGTTTCTTTATCGTCCAGAAAATCTTTTCTAAAATCATCCAGACTGATTGCTGAGTCCTTAGATTTTTGAGGGCCAGTAATACTTTCGGCGTCAGTAACTTGCTGCTCGTTCAGTTCCTCGTCATCATTGTTAGAACCATCAGCATCAGGGATGGACATATCCTCTGGCTCTGACTTGTGGAAGTACTCTGAGTCCATTTCTCCGGTGACGACTTTGAAACAGGTACGCATGAACAATTTTTCTGCATAGCTACGGGCTGACCCCGCTGTCTGTGGCCCTTGAGCAGGATGGAAGATTGTAACAGTGTCATATTCTTCCACTGACTCACCGCTCTTGTGCAGAAGATCAAAGCCAAACTTAAAGAAGAACGTCTTGCCTTCAGCCTTGACCTCCTGCTCTTTGCAGCGCCAGAACAAGCCATGCTTCAATGCTAACTTCGGTATGGCTGCGTAGTAACTGTCGATAGGAACGTATTTAAAATTAGCGAACTTATTATCTACGCTCTTAACCAACGGGTTCTTTGAAATGTCAGCCGCCGTTGCAAACAATGCTTCTGCAATGACTTTAGTGATCATCTATTGACCCCCTAATGCTGGGGCACTAACGTCCTCACCAGTGATAAGACGCAATTCTTTTGACACATCCCATCGCAGGAAGTGATAGCTCCGCTGTTGCTCCCTATTTAACGAACCATCTATAGCGCGGATCAACCAATTGAACTTCACTAATTTGTGAGGCTTCCTTGCCGAAGCCTTGGCACGAGAAGCCAATTCAAAATAACGGAACAAAGGATCGTTGAGAGAGTTCCACTCTGATCGTGCAATAGCAATAAACATACGGTCTGCCACCTCTTGCCCGCATGTTTTAGCTAGCCGCCAGAAAGCTAGTGAAGCATTTTCAAGTGAGCTTTCTATATCACAAATCTTTAGGCCGCTTCGCAATGCAGCATAAAGTAATTCCTCATTCTCTTTGAGAAACTCAACAGCTTCGTGAACTGTTGGCCGCACATTCTGCGCCCGCCAATTAGTATTTTCCCAGCGCCATATTGTATTTACTACAACACTCAATTTACTGGAACTCTGATAGCCGTGCATCCCTAACGCGTGTCCTAATGTACGAGGACGGCTCCTATCAACGTCGTCCACACTTTCAACACCACGAACAACGGCGGTAGTGAACGGACGGTTTGCAGTAATGCAAGCCCATAGTCTCTGTTGGCCATCCAATAGTTCTCCGGTTGGACTAAACTTCAATGTCTCCCCGTTCTGGGACCAGCGATCAGCGACCATATCTCTTGCCAATGATGCAACATGCCTGTCGCTAACAGGCCGATTGTTTTTGATATTATCCTCAAGATACTTTGTGGCTATCTTAGGAGTGATTGTCTCAGTCGTTAGTGTAAGATTACTATTCGACTGTTTCTTTAATTGTTCATGCGGGTAAAAATCAACCATGACTATTCCCCTTTGTACTGAGTACAATGTTGTGCCACCCTACAATAATTGCCAGCACACCTCGCGTAGGTAGCGGGTCGCTCGACTACCTTCCGATCTGTAGATTGACTGGCAAACTCTTGCGCTGGAGCCTCGTCATCAAATAGCTTCAACGCCCTTTGATTGTTCCCTTTATAGACTGCCCATACCGCTCGCTTCATCCATCTCTCTTCATTAGAGCAGGGAGGAAGATCATCAAATTCAGCAGCTAGTTCAGCAATACGGTGAAGCCTCACACGCTCACGCACATAGGCATCCTGTTCTTCCTCTGGCCAAAGCTGGACTGATACTTCATGTATAGGGGAAGGCGGATAGTCAGAGCGGCGGTTAGCGTTGGCTTGACGCCAATCCCTCAAGACAGCGATGATGCTTGCGCTTGCTACCGTGAGTCCTTTAGCGTGCCTGATTAACCAAGCATAAGTGTTGAGTTGCTTCTTCCACTCAGGCTTGACACCTCCTGTCACTGCATAAACGGAAGTCATTTTATAATCTTTCAAATCCACGCTGCCATCGGCTTCGATGAATTGGTAATCCATCTGCCCACTAACGGTGATGCTATCAATCTCATGGGTCAGGCGCTCCTCAACAACATAGCTGTTGGAAGCAGCGCCCCGAAAGACTTCGTGCATGGCCGATCCTAATATACGGTATGTCATTTCCGATACGTCTTCGGTGTATCCACCTTTATGTCGTTGTTTAAGTTGACTGATTCGGGGGCTGTCAATTAGGGTGGTAACTCGAAGGCCCTTGACCTTCTCCTGTTTGCTCTCATAAGAGAGGAGGGCACGCACCACAGGATCTGGAAGATGATGGATGTTGGTGACAGGCATGGACATTTTATACCCAATAGAAAATAAAATTGCAATAGACTTTCTTGCTAGTGGTAAGTGGTTGTACGAGCAAACAATTCTTGGAGAGCCAGCAAGCAAAGCCAACTCCCGTCGCATTATTAAGTCCAAAAAAACAGGAAGGATAATGTCTATCAAGTCAAGCAAGGCGCTGGCCTATGGCCATAGCTTTAAACAACAGGCAAGAAATATTAAGCCGCTAATAGATGAGGATGTCTTACTGTTCTGTCGGATATATTACTGCACTCGCAGGCCCGATCTGGATGAGAGTTTAATCTGTGACCTGTTGCAGGAAGTTGCTTATAAAAATGACAGGCAAATAAAAATGAAGATCATCTGCCACGCGCTCGATAAAAGAAATCCACGGGCTGAAATTAAGGTAGGCGTGCTTGTCCCCCAATGAACACAGGATATGGGTAGCAATTCTCTATCGTACATTAAGGGATATGATGTCTGAGGACCATCGCGTCCGTGATGAAGCAACTGCTTACCTCACACACCAGTCCAAAGACCTTTCGATAGTCTGTGACCACGCGGATATAGAGATTACCAAAATAATACAGGCCGCAAGACACCTTCAAGATTTACCTGCCAATCAGGGTATTGTATACATCGAGAAGTTACTTAACGAGGGGGATGACCGTGAATGATTTCAATGAAATTATGCGTTCTAGGTTTGATGGAAAGCCAGATGGGCAGTATCGTGAGACATGTCCAGCCTGTAGTTACCGGCGTAAGCCCATCCACCAGCGCGAGAAAGTACTAAGCATTAATGTCGAGTGGCCTGATGTCAGATGGAACTGCCATCACTGCGGTGAGAAAGGGGGCATCAACATCCGGCCTAAAGAATCCAAGGTCGTCAAGTTTGTCCCAACTAAGGTAGTATCCCTGAGCAATCAAGCCTCTGACTACCTTAAAGAGCGCGGCCTTTCAGAAGATACCATCGCATCTGGCCGCGTTATGTCAGCCAAAAAATATATACCAAAAGCAGGCCGTGAGATTCTATGCGCTGGCTTTCCCTACATTGAGCCGGGGGCTGACTCGGTATATGCGGTAAAGTTTCGTGGCATTGAGGAGAAGGGCTTTGTCTCAGAAGGAGCAGCCCATACCTTCTATGGCATTGAGAGAGTAAAGATTGGTGAGCCAATAGTTATCTCAGAAGGTGAGATAGATTCACTTTCCATTCGAGAGGCAGGGATTATGAACAGTGTCTCTGTCCCGAATGGTGCGCCAATTAAAGTTAGTGATGGGGTCGCCGACCCATCTGAGGATAAGAAATTTTCCTATGTCTGGTACGCTAATGAAATTTTAAAAGAAACAAAAAAAATTATTATTGCCGTGGATACTGATGGCCCCGGCGGTGCGCTGGCGGAAGAGTTAGCAAGACGTATAGGGAAACCTAAATGCTGGAGTGTCGAGTGGCCACCAGATTGTAAAGACGCCAATGATACCCTCACTAAACATGGCAAAGCTGCCGTTGCCAATGCAATTAACGAGGCAACTCCGTGGCCTATCGCCGGGTTGTATGATGTCGAACATTATTCCGATGCCGTCAGGTCACTGTACTGGAATGGGGCAGGGAAAGGATTGTCAACAGGGTATGGAAATGTAGATGACCTGATGACCATCAAGACTGGCCTCGTGTATATCTGCACTGGTGTTCCCAGCATGGGTAAATCAGAGTTTGTCGATCAACTCTTATTTAATCTCAGTCGTCAGTACGATTGGAAACATTGCGTGTGTAGTTTTGAAAACCCACCGCCAATGCACATAGCAAAACTTTTGGAGAAGGTATTGTCACGCCCATTCTATGACGGCCCAACTCCGAGAATGACAGAAGCTGAAATGGAAAGAGCTTTGGCATGGGTGGATTCTCATTTTCTTTTTATGGAACAATCTGATGGGTTGAGTGCGACCATTGATACGGTGCTTGAACGTGCGACGGCAGCGGTAGCTAGGAATGGTTCCCGTTCCTTGGTGATTGATCCCTTTTCTTATTTGGACCTTGGCCTTGGCAGTAAATCTGAAACTAATTTAATCTCTGAGATGTTAACCAAAGTTAGAAACTGGGCAGCGGCACATGATGCTGTAGTATTTTTTGTAGCACACCCAGCCAAGATGTATCGGGATAAGACTGGTGATTACCCAATTCCAAAAGGGTGGGATATCAGCGCGAGTAGTCAGTGGGCAGCTAAGGGAGACGTTGGGTTTACCGTCCATCAAAATTCTGCTACTGGCATGGTGGAAATCCATGTGTGGAAGGTGAGGTTCAAGCACATAGGTCAACAGGGAATAGCAGAGTTATCATACGATAAATCTACAGGAACCTATGAAGAAGCGGCTCAAGAAAACTGGGAAGAAACGCTCCGAGACTTCTGACTTCGGTACTCCAGAACTACGGCGTCAACATCAGATAGTTATGGAACCGGCAGGACTAAATGTTGGTAGCGTCAGGCTAAGGGTTACTGATAGCTGCGAACTAGATCGTCTATTGAATAGTCAATTGATAACGGATGGTCAGCACTCCGCTGGCACAAGACTTGGGTGGGACTTTGATAGGGCAGGGGGAAGACGTAGTTGTCTCGCTACCTTGGCAAGCTCTATTGGAGGAGGAGAAACTGGGGGGAGATTTGTCTATGCAATCGGGCGAGTCACTTCTGCTATGCGGCAGTTGCAAATAGACATTGGGCGTAAGGCTGGTCGGCTAGTGATCCTAGTCGTCGGAGACGAAACCAAAATCACCAACCGCGCACAGCTTACTTGTTTGACGGCTGGACTCGATAGCCTTAGTAAGTTTTATTCTTCACGAACTTCAGTGCCGGTTTCACTTCGCTGAAATGTTTCCCATACTTTCTCTGGGTTAGGCGCTTTAATACCATACTTACCAAAGTTCTCTGCTTGCTGACGATGCTCTCTATCGCGCCGTATCATACGACTTATCTGCGCGGAGAAAGAACGATCCCCTGTCTTGGCTAATTCATTAGTATAATCAAACTCATCAGGGGGGATAGTAACGTGGACACTCTTCATCATTATTCAGGTTCTCCGTTCAGAAATCTTTTTGCGTGGAGCCTATCAAGCTCACTGAGTTTAGCTTTCCACTCATTACGCATGGCACTATTGCCACAATTATCATGGGCGTCCCACAGTCTATTGACCCTGCGGATATATGGGTCATTACTCTCCATCAAATAACATGAACGACCAGTCATGTCACCATTACTCGCCATCTATTTCTCCCTTGTGCTTGTAGTTACGCTTATAGACTATCTCTGGATTGATAATCTTCGGCGGATAAATCCCTGTGCTTAATGCTTTAGCTACGGGATTCCTTTTCTTAATTGCGCTGCCTTTAAGTGGCTGTCTACGACGGCTAAACCTCTGGTTTCCCATTAGTCAATCTCCCTTTCTGCAACGATACCTACGTTGCTCCACCTAATCCTGATGCTCCATCTAATATTGAGCAGCAAATTTTTGTGAGCCGAGCGCAGGATTTAGAAATAAAAAAATAATTCCGCCCGGAACATGGTGCCTCCGGGCGCAAAGTTATAAAATAAAAAATGCCAGCAGGAGTGCCAGTGCATAAGCAGAAATAAATCCATGCAGCCAAACATTTAAAATTCCTTTTTCAATCACAGGTCATCTCCCAAAATAAATATTGAACGGCAAATAAAAAAGAGGGCCGCCCAGCAGGCAGCCCCCCCTTATCAGTCAGTCTCCTTTGTTGACAACTCACCTTGCGAGTCACAAGTTGGACAATCAATGGCGGCAGATTGTTCGCCGTCGCTGTCCATTATGTAGCCGTTGCCATTACAAGTCGGGCAGATTTTTTTGTCATCGCTCATCTGTATTTCCCCACGATAATAATAAGTGAACCCATGCCAATGGCAAATGCCGCCAGTGTGGTTAGCCAATGCAGATGCGTGAAGGTTTCCCACGCCACTGCCGCCCACACACAACCAAACATTGCGTAGCAAATACTCGGCACCAAAGTTATCCACGCCAAAGTTTTCATGCCGCGTTTTCCTTTGCTGGCTTCGCCCAGAACTTGCTGTCCCACCGTTCGGTCAATCTAAAACCTTGGCCATGTTCGTCTTGGACTTGCTCAACTTTCTTATTCCATAGCCACTGCGGGACGGTGCCAGCTTCGGCGTTCCACTGGGAGCGTGGAAAAAATAACCGCACACGCTTTGGTCTACCTGTTCGCGCAAATCCTTGGCGAGTTGACTCGGCAGTCCAATCAAAACCAACTGACTTATCGTTAGTCCAATCAGGATTGGTCCCAACTAATACAGGAGCGGAACCGCGATCCGAATAAGCCTGACTTGCCGCCGCTAAATCCTCGATCTCTTCGTCACTCGCAGGACCAACGCGCTCAAGATTCTGAAGCGATAAAAATTGGTCCTTAGTTTTACCTTTGACTCTAGAGATTGCAGACCAGCCAAAGTCAGGATGATTATAAAAGCGCACAACCAAAACCCGCGCCCCTTTCTGCGCCTTGGTATTCTGCCGTCCCGACACAACCCGTGCAGCGAACGGCGTAGTCATATCATGTGTGACCATGTGTCACCTCACTTGTTAAGTATTGAACAGTCAATGATGCTAACGCATCCATCAGCACCTCAGCCAGAGATGCTGGTGGATACGCCCGACTTGCATCGGGCGCACCTTCTTTAATGGAGCTTGCCTGATGGGCAATACTCATCATGCAATCGTTCCATAATCTTATTGGTGATCGCGGTCAGAATAACATGCACCGCATACTCTGGGCGCGGTGATGTCTCAAATGAAATGTCGGCAGCTAGTTCAGCCAACACCTGTGACAACACTAACAAGGACACGCCGCCATCAAACAATTCTTTGGTCTGATCCGAAAGCGTACTGTAAACTTCGTAATACGCTTTGCTTTCCTCATCGCTCATCGTTTGTTTGATCTCAGGCATAGCCGTTGTCCTTCTCCAAATATGCGGCAGGGATTAAGTTCAAAAGTTTACACCCAGCACGGTAAAATATACTGGCGTACCAACCGGGGAATGTTCCCTCCTCATTAGCCTTCACTGTCCACCAATCAGGAAAATGCCAGCGTGGGAGAACCCCCCAACTGCCGCATCCCCACTGTCGGAACGCATACTCAACTAGATAGTCAGACACCGTTTCCACAGCACCAAACAAGTGGCTTAAAAATTTAGTCATCAGTCACCTCACTTGTTAAGTTACGTTCAGCGCACCAACAGCATACATCGCCTTCATCTGAGCGCAGTATGCAATCACATTCGTGACAATGCTCGTGCGGCTCATTGCTCTCATCACATTTACATAAAGCAGTCATCAGTCTGTCACCTCACTAAACATTTGTTGTTCAATATCTGACTGCCATCATCAGGCACCGCCCATCACGGCAGTGCGACCTTTCGGTTTCGGCTAAAGAAAAAGGGGAGGGCTTCCGCCTCCCCTTTAGACTCACAGTTAATTATTGATCCCTTTTCTTTACATGAGCATCAATAAAATCGTGAGGAATTTCTGGGCTTAGGCGTTTCAATTCCTCCGCTGTATATGTTTCTGGTTTGCGAACCCCGTACTTATTAAATTGATCGTGTGCCCATTTAGTAAATTTATCTTTGGACTTCATCAGTTAGTCTCCCAATCATTTTTATTAACCGTGGCCTTGCACAAAATGCACACCAGTGCTGACCAAGCAAAATGATAAACGCGAGTTA